ATAACTCCGTGAAGGACATGGCGGACCAAGAGGACCAGAAGTTTATCGACCTCGTAGACGCCATCATCAACCTCAACCCCGCGCAGCAGTCAGGCGGTCCGTTCCAGAGTGGAACATTCAAGCAAGCCATGCAGGCTATGCTTAACCGTCAGATTCCTGTCGGTAAAATGTTGATGACCAAGTCCCAGTATCTTAATGCTTTGGACCTCCCAGCCACTACGGTTGGTGACGACATCGCAAAGAGGCACTTCGACGAGGGTATCGAAGCTTCTCAGAAGCTTTGGGGTATTCCAGTGGTGACCACTATTAAGAGTGGTATTTACGACCCAACCAAAGCATGGGTTTTTGCGCCACAAGCCCCGAATAACTTCCTCGGTAATTACTACCTGCTACAGGATGCTACTCTGTACATCCGGCAGGAAGCCGATATCATTGAGTTCTGGAGCTATGAGGCTCTAGGTCTCGGTATTGGTAACAGATTGTCGATTCAGCAAATTCAGTTCGTCTAGGACTAATTTGCAAGGAGCATGAGCCATGAAGATGGTCGAGTTGAAGAATGTGGGGAATGTACGAATTTCCATTCGCCAGGTAAGAGGGTTCGCTCTCGACCCCGGTGAGTCTAAGAAGGTACCTCCGGCAACAGCTGCGCATCCCGCTGTAAAGCGTTTTGTAGGACGCGGTCTGGAGCTGGTGGAGGCCTCGAAGGAGGAGCCCAAAGCCCCCGCACCGCCTTCTTCTGTGAAAAAGTCTGAGCCCAAACCTGAACCTCAGAAGGCACCTGAGCCCAAGACAGAGTCTGAAAAGGATGCAGGTAAGGATGAAGATAACGACACAGAGAAGACGTCCGGAAACGACCTTCGGGAGGATTACCTCTCTGCACCGGGAGTTACCGAAGAGAATGTGGATGGACTTCTAGAGGCATTTCCTACAAAAGAGGCATTAAGCAAAGCGACAAAGGACGCTGTTGGCGACCTCGGTGTTTCCAAGTCCTATGCTAAACGCCTTATCAGCTGGGCCAAAGAATAGTTCTACTCCGAATTCGACACTCTTTACTTTCCCTTACAGTACAAATCTCCTAAAATTACCACGATATCTTTACGTCTTGGAGGTAAAGACTAGATGGCTGTTGTAATGGTAAATCATAATTACCCTGGAGATGACGACATGACCGTCGTGGATACAGAGGATGTTCCTATTGAAGGTGTAGTAGTTCGTGTATTCGAACTAACAGCATTTCAAGCAGGTGTCGTTGATACCTGGGTGGGCGAAACCCTTACGGATATTGATGGGCATTGGATAGACCCTATAGGTCTTGAAGCAGGGAACGACTGGGTGGTACACTTTGAGAAACCCACGGTCTACGGACCAGAACACAAAGAGATAACGACGTAGGAGGATACGATGTTTATTGCTGGATTCGAGGTTGCGGCATTACGCCAAAAAAGCGCCGTTGCTTTTAGTGGTGAAATTCCTAAAGATAGCGCGGGTATTCTTTACGAACCCTTCGTTATTGACCAATTACTGACGTACGTAGACTCTGATGACCATACTAAATCAGCTCTGGCAGCAGGCGGATTGTACGATTTAGGTAACGAACAAGCACTTAAAGTGTTGGAAATTCGTGCTCTCACCGCGTTAGGAAATATTTCAGCAATCGTAGGAGACAGGGCAGACGCCCAATCTATGAAACTTACTGTAGGAGGTGGTACTCCTGCTATCAATTTGACAACACTAGGGGTTGTTGCTGGAGATATTGTGACCGTAATTTCAGGAGGAGGTCCTCTAACTGAAACATATACTGTCGTCAAAGTTCTCTCTACCACTGAAATGCAAGTTGATGGATTGGTAGCAACGAGGTCTCTCGCTGCCCCCGATGTTTTCAGTATAGTGGGACGCGACGGAACAGTACGGTATACTCACACAATGGCAGCTACTAATACGTTGGACATTGACCCTCTAACTACTCATGACACACCGGTAGGGACACCCGCAGCAAGTATTCTCCAATTTGTTCCCCCTCTTATTGTTTTGCCTACTCAAGTATTAAAAGTGAGTACAGCGGGTTCACATGCGGATGGGTGGTTAGATATTTACGTTGTAAAGGCGGTCTTCCGGTAATCTTATGCCTGTCCAACTTACAAAAGATGCGTTCCCACTCGACGTAGAAGAAATTAGGATGTTCCTTCGGGACCAGCCCGACTACAACATTTTGATGGATGACATTGAGTTCGAAAATACCGACATCGAACGAGCCATGCGCTTAACTGTTGCAAAATGGAATGCGACCACACCTATTACTAATTTAACGAGTCCAGCACAGCTCAATGAATATGTCCTTTTGTGTGGGGTGTGCTGTATCCTTTTGCGGTCAGAAGGTTTACGCCAAGTCCGTAATCAGTTCGTAACACAAGACGGAAATATCTCTCAGGTAGGTCTCGACGAAAAAGAGGCTCTTTACTTAAAATGGGCTATGTATTTTTGTGAGGAGTTTGAGCGGTTGGCAAAAGAGATGAAAATCCAGCAGAACATGGAATCCCTTTTAGACGACCGATGTGGAGGAGAAAGTGGATTTGGTTCTGGGTATCGCTGGATTGGAAGGTATACGCGATGAAGTTTTCCGATAAAGAGCTATTGCGTTTAGGTCTACAGAAACTTGCTCAATCCGAGCTGGCAGCTGAACTTCCCTACGCAGCGGAACCTTCTTTGCCTGTGCAACAACAGCCCCCGGTAACAATTATTATGGCTCCTCCTCAACAGGCTCCAGCGCAATATGTTGAACCTCAAGAAAAAAAGAAAGTAATTTCCCCAGCGGTAGGTTGGACTAGAGCGCCTACGGCGTCAGAAGCTCAAGAATTGGATTCTTATTCTAAAGCTGCTCTTTTAGGATTATTAGGCGGTGCAGCAACAGGGATGTTGGGAGGCGCGGTTTTTCCCAAAGCTAGCCCTATTCGACATTCACTGTTGGGAGCACTTGCCGGGACAGTAGGAGGATTAACGCGGCATTATGAACAAAGTTCTGAACCTCCCGGTTTGTCTCCCGTCTACACTATCCCAGGAGGATTTAGAACGGGACTTGCCACAGGAGGCATAGCCGGAGGACTTGCAGGGCACTTCTTACCCTTCGGAGTAGGTGCTATTCCGGGTGCAATCAGTGGCGCTCTTTCAGGCGGTGTTGGTGGTGCTCTCGCCAGTCAAATGATTTAATGCCGGTTCCAACTTCCCAAACCATATGGAAACATGACTCACCTCCTAAAAAAGGTTTGTTCCGAGTAGAGATTACCCGAACTACGGCACTCTGGCCGCGTAAGGTATATGTCCAATGGATTGTAAGAGAACCTAAAAATCCCTCCGGACATCTTTTCTCTGTGTACCGGTCGGGGAGTGCAGAAGGACCCTGGGAAGAATTGTTAAAGGACGCAGCGGACACGTATTATCTATTGGACAATAATTTCCCTGCACCTGAAGACCGAACTTCGCCAGGGTTGTTTTCTCTAAGGAGAACTATTTATTACAAGGTGGTGGTCACACATACGGAAGATGGGACTGCAGAAACGATTAAGAAACTGGAAGCGGACCTTCCTCGCCGTCAAAGAGGGATTGTGAGGAAACTCCGACGTGACGCTGCTGTTGCGTTGAAGAAAGGGTCTGGAACTGAAGTAGCAATACTCAAACGAAAATGGTGGGGGGAGCCCTGTGAAGAATGTAAATCTGCTGTCGGACAATCGACCCGAGGACACTGTAAAGAATGTAACGGAACCGGAATCGTCCACGGATACTGGGACCCAGTCTACGGTTTCGCTACTCGGTCTGCTACACCTGTTAACGTTGCCACCGAAAACCAAGGAAACGTTGAATCCCATCAAGTCGAAGTAAAGATGCTCGACATCCCGGAGGTGGAACGTTATGATATTCTTGTATTTTTAAGGGATAACGAACGTTACATCGTAAATCAGGTTGTTCCTACAGAGATACATACAGTGAATGTACACCAAGAACTTGCAGTATCTGAATTATCCAGGTCATCACGTGAGTATGCCATTAAGGTGGACCCGTGGCGTGACCCAGAGTGGTTTTAGATGAGTATACGTACAAACCAAAACTGGAGAGGGAACGCTCTTCCTCGACTTCAAGATGAAGGTCCTGATGTTTTCCCCGGAAGTCCTCTTGCAGTTATTGGATTGTGGGTGTTCGCATTACGTGAACGTTTCAAACATAATGTAGCTTACCCTCTCCCGTGGATGTGGGAGCACGAGTTACGCCCCGATGAACAAGAAGATAGTCATCCTGATGGGCACCCACGTAAAATACACATAGAATCAGCATACAACACGGAAAAACCAGTGCGTAATTACCGTCCTTATATCGTCGTAGGTAAAGGGGGCGGTAGTACGACAGCAGACAAAGTAAGTGTCAATAATTTTGTAGGTCGTAACCAGTATACAGGGAAAAAAGCCTATCACTGTTACGCTACGATGCCAATGCTTTTGGAGTGTGGCGCGGAATCATCCGGGGCATCGAGTACCATCGGGGACACTGTTTTTGATTTCGTTCTGGCAACACGAGAAATCTTTCGTACCGACTTTGGATTACATGAAATCACCTCTCCTGTTATGTCTGACACTATTCCTAAAGAAGACGACAAAGAGATTTGGATTACTAATGTGCAATTTCAAGTTCAGTACGATAAGAGGTGGGCCACCGAACCAATTGCTCCTGTCCTTCGAGAGATTGGCCTAGCTATCAGGGGAAGACAAAACGTTAGCCAAACATTCGTTGACATCGCCCTTCGTGATGGAGACGACTAATGTTTTTCCCTACGGGTTTCTCTGTCTAGACACTATAATTGACCCAGCAGAATATGATGCG